AGTTATAATCCAAAGGCCAAGTGTTGCCATGATTCCATAACCAACTATTGTTTTTGCACTACCGTCTAATACCACCCAGGCAATAAACATTCCAAGAAGAGTCCATGCCTGATCTACTAGATCTTTTAATATATTTTTTATTACTCTTACCATTTTCTTCCTCCTCTTGAACCTGGTGAGTTAGCGCCTGAACCGCCACCCCCGCCAGAACTTCCTCCGCCACCTGTGCTACCTCCAGTGGCTCCTCCTGCTGCTACTGCTGCTGCATTGATCGCAGCACCTGCTGCTACTACTGTTGCTACAACCATATCTGTTGCTTCTTCTCTTTCTGCCTCAGTCATATCTGCACCAATACTTCCAAGTGCTGCTAATGCTGCTCCTGGATCAGTAAATGCTGCCTCTAATAATGCTCCTGGATCTTGAACTAATTCTACTTGTGCTGCAACCTCTGCTGTAATTACAAGGGCATTTCCGCTTTCATCTGTACGAATTTCAACTGGTGTTGAAGGTGGAAGGTCTGAATATGAAACTCCAGATGCTTTCACTTCTGCTGCCGATATTGATTCTCCAGCCTTAAGATTTGCTACTAAAGCCTCAACAACAACTTCTTTTTGTTCTTCAGTTAATTCTTTTCCATCTTTGGCTTCTTCAAGAATCTTTTCTAACTTTTCTTCTTCTGCCTGTGCTTTTTCCTCTTCAGCCTCTGCTGCTTCTAACTCTGCTTGCTTTGCTTCTGCTTCTGCCTTAGCATCTTCTTCTGCTTGTCTAGCAGCCTCTGCCTCTGCCTCTTTAGCCTCTGCTTCAGCAATAGCATCTAGTTCTGCTTGTCTTGCTGCTTCTGCCTCTGCTTCTAATCTCTCAGCCTCAGCCTTTGCTTCTTCTTCGGCCTTTGCTTCTGCCTCTGCTTCTGCTTTGGCTGCTTCTTCTTCTGCTGCTATACGATCAGCCTCTGCTTTTTCAGCATCCGCTTGGGCTTGGGCTGCTTCTTCTTCTGCAGCAATTCTATCTGCTTCTGCTTTTGCAGCGGCTTCTTCTGCAGCCTTTGCTTCCGCTTGTGCTCTAGCGGCTGCGGCTTCTGCTGCTCTTGCATTATCTGCTGCAATAGATGCTTGTCTTTGTGCTTCTGCTGCTAATGCAGCCTGTCGTGCTGCTTCCTCTTCCGCAAGAGTATTGTTGACAATTGTTTGTGCAACAACCACAGCAGCCTTCATTGCTTCAACTACTGGCTCAATTGCTGCAACTGCAGCGGTCATTTCTGATTCTGCATTATCTACTTCATTCTCCCAGTAAGCAACTTCTTGTGTGGCTTCTGCAAGATCTGCTTGTGCTGCAGATAGTTCTGCTTGTGCTGCATCAATCTCAGATTGCAATGCGCTCTCACTTGCAAGTAATCCATTAAGAATTGATTGAGAAGCAGATAAAACTGATTGGGCTGCTTGTAAATCTGCTTGGGCAGATGCCAATGCTTCTTCTAGATTTGTGTCTGGTGGTAGTGGTGTATAAGGTGTATAACCAGTGATATCAATATGTGCTGAAAGATTTGTTGGTGTACTACCAGAATTTTGTTGTATAACAGATCCAGTTAATTGATTATTGACTATTTGATTAACCTGGACTTGTCCACTTCCTGGTTCACCAACTGAGGTTACATCTGCTTTCCATGTTCCATCAATTGGGTTTACATCTGCATCAAAAATAATATTAGTTAATTGTCCAGAACGAGTTCCATATCCTCTAACCATCCACTCAATTAAAAGAGAGTTAATAGTTGTTGAGTATCTTAGGTAAGTATCTGAGTCAACATTCCACCAATCACGGAAGTTAATATAAACTGCTGGTGCATTTCCTCCCCAACCTTGGAGTTGTCCAAAGGATATCAAACCATTTGTAGCAACATATACATCCGTATATTCTTGATCACCAAGTCTAAGGGCATAAGGTAATGTCATCTTAAATGCATAGTCATCATCTTTTGGAAGATCTGTGGTTTGTGGATTACCCGCACTAGCAAGATTAATTTGGTCTTGAACTAATTGTAGTTGACCCTGTTCTGTGGTTACAGTAGCACTATCAGATAAGACAACTGCTGTTTGGCTATCAATCTGTCCAGAAAGAACCGTCATACTATCGGTTAAAGTTAATACTGTTGCAGACTCATTTGCTACAACTTGAGCCATGGCTGTTTGCGTTTCTACCGCTTGAGTCAGGGAACTTTGAGCAGAAGTAACATTATTGACAGACACAGTAGCACTATCTACTACTGCCTGAGCCTGGACAATAGAGGTCTGAGCCTGTGTGATAGTGGCTGTTATAGTCTCTGTAGGGCTTGTAATTGCTGTTGCTTGGGTCTCTATGACTGCCGTGGCAGTTTCAGCCTGAGTTATAGCAGTCTGGGCTGTCTCAATGGTGGCGGTTGCGCTTTCAATTGTTACTGTAGATCCTGCTGAAATAGTTGCTGTAGCAGTGTCTGATGTAGAAACTTGGGATGTTACTTCTTCTGTTGCACGAGCATGATCAAAAGGGGCTAGGATAAGCCACAAAACCACTAAGATCCCCACCAAACCACTCTTTAGTAGGAAAGATTTAATGTTGGGTCACACCCTTTCCAAGATGTTTGATAACCCTATTATATCATTTTATGCAACAAAAAAGGGAGCCAGTTTCCTGACTCCCCTAATTGTTGGACTAATTAAGCCTTAACCTTCTTTTGAATCTTTACGACCAAAGCGGTTAGTGCTGTGATTTGCTTCTTAAGTGAAGCGATCATTGCTGATACATCTGCAGACAACTTAGCAACTGCATCTACTGCAGCCTGTGCTTGTAGTGTTGCAGCATCTGCAGCCTTAGAAGCAGCGATTGCTGCATCTGTAGCAGCCTGTGCTGCCTTTGCTGCATCTTCAGAAGCCTTTGTAGCAGCCTTTGCTGCTGCATTAGAAACCTCTGCTGATGCTGTTACTACAACCTGTCCAGCAAGTGGAAGTGAAGTTCCACCTGTTGCAGAAACTGTTACAACATTTTCTGTCAAAGGCATAAATACCTTGTATGATTTAACTGTTTCTGTATCAGTTGTGATTGATGTTGCTGTAAGAACATCTGAGCCTGAACCAAATGCATAAGTTGAAGTGATTCCACCTGTAGCAAATAGGTTAGCATGTGTCTTTCCAGATACTGGAAGACCTGCTGCATCAAGAACTTGTACCTTGATAGTTGCTGCTTCTCCTGGAAGATATACAGCCTTATCAAATGACAACTTGACTGTTGCTGCTGCTGCCTCTACACGAGTAGCAACTGGAGCAGATGCGATTGTTCCAGACTTAACTGTAACTGCGACTCCGCCTGCCTTAACACCAGTGATTGTGAACACTGCTTCACCGTTTACGATTGTTGCTGCTGTACCTGAATCAGATACTGTTGCTACGTCTGATGAGTATGCATAAAGTGTTCCTGCACCGACTGTTACGCCAGCGATATCCTTTGCAACTGCCTTGATTGTAGTTGTATTTGCACCAACTGCGATAACAGACTTAACTGGTGTAGCAACGATTGTTGCGATATCACCATAGAATGTTACCTGCTCTGTTGCAATTACTGTACCTGTAAGGGTTGTAAGAGTGATTGTTGACACTCCTGCTGTACCGTCAGCAAATACGCCAATGTAGTTGCCATTTGGGATTACTAGAGCACGGCCAGTTGCTGACATTGTTGTAGCATTTGTTCCGTATCCAATAAGGCCTGAACCTGTTACAGTTGCAAGCATTGACTCTGTTGCTGATCCGCCTGCTGCATTCTTAGGTGTAACAACGATAACCGCTGCTGCATCTGTTGCTGTAGCCTTTGGAGCATACACTGCAGCATCTGCTGTTGCAGTAGTTACTTCGCCAGAGTTAAGGAATGAAGTTGTAGTTGAAGCAGATGGAGTTAGATCCGCTGCCTTAACTGTAACTGTCCATGAAACTGTTGGCCCATTGACTGGATTAGTTGTTAGAATCTTGGCCTCGTATGTACCTGCAACTGCTGGTGCATCTAGTGTCACCTTAAACTTTGCTGTTACATATGTTGGAGTATTAACTGTTGAGTTAATATTTGCTGAAACATTATTGCCTGCAATAACTACTGAGGCTGTTGATGTTTCTAGAAGTGTTGTGACTACTGCTGTTGCAGACTCTCCAGCGGTGACAGCATCCGTTGCTGAATCAATCGCTAGTGTCGGTGCATTTACAGCAGCACTTGTCGGAAGTGCTGACATAACGCCAAAAGTCATCGCTGCAGCAAGACCTAGGGCAATTTTCTTAAATGAATTCATCTTTCTCCTTGTTTGTTTTATAATAAATTGAAGTTACCGAGATATTCCCGAACTTCTTCAGGCATTTCCCGATTATCCAATTCTACCATACGTGCTTGTTTGTCCGCAAGTCGGGTTGCAGAACTCCACGTATGAACTTCTATCTCAGTATTATTAGTCTTTGGTGTATGAGATATTGCACCAAATACTGCTCCGCATAGAGCATCTGCTAAGTCCTTAGATTTTTTGCGGGGGTGATCAACACGATTCCCCTTCATAATCTTCAACTCAGACATTTCTTCTAGCAAGATAGGGATCATAGGCATAGCCACACGCTCCTCATAAATCATCATTGCTAAATCTTCGTAGTGTTTTTTTGCAACAGAAACAGTCTCAGTTCTTATTCCTACAGCCTGCAACTCATTCTGGATATCAAAAGATTGCCAACGGTCAAATGAAACCATGCCAAGATTAAAACCTTGTCTACGTAAATTCATAATCCATTGCTTAACTTCTGATAGGTTAACAGGGCCTTCTGCTCTAGGTTCCCACCAGGCTACTGCATCTACTACTACAATTGGGGCTACCTGTTCATAGTCTTTGATTACCTGAATACTTACCCAGCGATCTACGTGAGCAATTGCTACCGCACACTTATCGTGCTTCTGTGCAAGGTCAGCATGAATATAATAAATCTTATCTGGATCTGGCTGGAACGATTGGTCAAACCTTCTAAAGTTATCCAGTGGATTCCTAGTAGTCATAACCTTTTCGAGTTTAGTTCTATCCTTAAAAAATGCATCAGATGAGTATGTAGGCATACAGGCAAAACGCATCATGGCATCTGCAAGGTCTGTATAAAATGCAATCTTAAAATCATTAATATTTCTTGTAGGATTGACTTCCCATGTAGGCTTTTTAAATGCTAATACTTTAGGTATCTTGTATGAAAGAATAGTATCTTCATCCCAGGAAATTTCAAACTGATTGCCTGGATCATCATGAGGCAAGTCTTCATTAATAATAAAGGTATGCTTCTTTTCTATGGTTTCTTTTTCAGCAATAACAGACTCATATCGTTGTGAGATAAAGTCACCTTGATAACGGGGAAATGAAAGCAAAACAACTTTACCAAGATCAGGAAAACGAGAGTCTACAGTACCACGGAAGGCTTTATAGATATTTTCTGCAGTTTTGCCCTGCTCATTACCTGTTCCAACTTCAGACGCAAAACCAGAAATTTCATCAAGCACTGCCATAAATAAGTTCAAACCTTCATGTGACTCACGCTCTGAGTGACCAGAATAAACAGTTACAGACTTATCAAAGTCTATTGAGTCTGCCTTTGCATTATACTTACCAGCAAACCACGGAGAGCGTTCAATCTTGCTTTTAAAGCCTTTAAAGAACACGTTCTTAGCCTGTTGAGCGTTAATAGCAACGTTAATAATATCAATAGCATCTCCTGCAGGTTTGCCATAATAAACTGCAGGGTCTTTGAGGCATAGTAGTTTATATACTGTATATGCACACGCTACAGTTGATACGAAGTCTTTTCCAGATCCCTTGCCAAGTTGCAGGATAATCTCATTCTTTGTGTATTTTGTATAATATCTTGCTCCCTCAACAGAGCCATAAAGTTCTTCTAAATCTTCTTTACGATAAATTTGGCTCATCGCTTCTACGATTTCATACTGAATTTTAGATAGTGGTGGTTGTCCTAGATAGTCTGGAGACTCAACAAATGTCTTTGCGTCAACAGGTTTTTCAACAAAATGATTCTCTTTTAATACTTCAAGGAACTCATTGAACATCGTGGACAACTGTAATCACTTCTCCTTCTTTAGCAATTGCAGATAGTCTTTGCATAATAATATCTCTAACTTCTGGATGCTCTGAAGCAATATCTCTAAGAATTCCTACAAGAACTTCTTGCCTACGTTCAATCTCAACCATCTCTTCTGCAAGTTCTTTATTCTCAAGAAGACCAGCCTTTTGTAGCATATCAATACGCTTTGATTCAATATCCATAACAAGTTTAATAGCAGCAGTCTTTGCGCTAAGGTTGTTAGTCATTGACGCTTCATCAATAACTTCGTAGGACTTAGAAATAAGTTTAGTGTAATGAGTATCTGCACCTACCAGTGCTTCTTTAGCACGGGCACGGATAGCAGAGTTATCAGAAGCCATAGCCTTCCACTCATTAATCAATGTAACAACACGAGTACGTGGAATATCTAATTCTTTAGAGATTACGGTTGGGTCATTGCCCTTTAGGTATTCACTGACAACAGTGTTTACCTGATCAAGATGCTTAACCAAATCTTCTTCAGTTGACATATTTTCCTTCTAGTCTATTAATCTCATCTTTAATATAGAAGATTGCCTTTTCTAAATCTTGAATGGTTTTTGATTCATCCTTAAGCCCTGCTCTCCAGAGATACTTAAATGCATTGCCAATATTAAAATTGCGATGACGTGTAATCTCAATACACTCAACCCCTGATGGGTCTGTTGTGTAATGTCTTGGATGATTTACTTGATCAACCGTGATAGTTAGGTTATCACTCATCGTCATCCTCTTCCCATTCAAATGCTTCTGGTAATCCTTTTAGCGCTGTCATTACAAAAGTAATACCGACTGCACCTGCAACACCTAAACCAATAAGAACTCTTTGTGCTTTATTCATCGTCTTGACTTCCTTAATCCAAATTTAGCAAGGTACACGTAGATTGTTTCTACGCTTGCCCCGCACTCTTTAGCAATGTCCTCTGGAGACTTTTTATCCATAAGATATCTCTTACGTAGCCAAATCTCGCTTGTATATAGTTTACCAGCCATGATGTTATTTGTCAACTCCTATAGCCTTTGTCCAATTATTCATAGCCCAATGCCCAATGCCACAAGCATCTGCCACATCATTATCTTCAATAGTTCTATCATAAATAGTGTTAACAAACTTAATAGTTCTCTCTTTACGAAGCATTCTTTCATATGCCTTGTACCAAGATTCAGACTTTCCAGGGGTTTGAGAACGAATAAGCAACTGCTCTTCCTTTGATATCTTTTTATTGCCAATAAAGTTTTGCCATGTAATAGGCGATACCTTGCCAATAACTTTTGTTCCCGATTGTCCTGCTGCTCCAAGAATAGCCCCTTGAACTAATGCAAGATCTGCAGCAGTTTTAGGGCTATTCATAAATACGGTATGTTCAATTACGATTGACTCAAATCCACCATAATAATCAATAAAGGACTTGACCTTTTGACCAGCATCCATTACCCTTTCGTAGATATTATTACCCTCAAAATAAATTTTACCAACTGCACCTAAAGATTCTTCTTTAGTATTAAATATAGCAAAAGCAATGCTCATTGTACTAGCATCAATAGAACAAATATTATTAGGCATTACTGGAACGCCCCACTTACTCTTGTTCATAATCAAAGAAACCCTTCAAATCTTTTAATGTTTTATCTACTGCCTTCTTGCTAACATTACAGTTAGCGCAAAATCCTGAATCATTATAGATAGAGAGAGAGGTTCCACAACTGCCTAAGCATCTTCTTGTTTTACCTATTCTCTTCTGTCTACGAGTAATATGATATCTTTCTGCAATCTTATCTTTAGTTGCAGCATCTCTACACTCCGTACCACAGTAAATCTGATAACTTACTTTAGGAGTAAAATGATTATCACATCTCTCACAAAGTTTCAATCAGCCCCTCCATAGATTTGATCTTGACTACTCCAGTGCCTGCTTCATCACAGGCTGCCTTGATTGGACATGTCTTACAAATTTTTGAATTAGCACGATAATTTTTTGTTGGAAGAGTACGATCTACCCAAGCCTTACGTACTTCACGCATCCAAGCAAAAGCGTTATCAATCCACTCACGATAGTTATCGTCCACCTCTACTGGAAGAACTAGAAGTTCATGGTTATTCTTGTTTTCATAAATAAGAACACCCTTCTTCTTTCCAAGAATCTTCATATAAATAAGCAACTGAATTAGGTGACCAGTCTTAGGCTTCATGGAGTTCTTTCGATACTCAAAACCTTCATTAAGCATTGTCTTGATTTCTCCGACAATCTCTTCACCTTCCCATTCAATCATGGCATCGCCATAACCAAAGATAGGTGGATCATCATACCTAATCTTAAATTCTGTTGTTGGCTGATTATCATCATCACGATAGATCTTTGCCACTCCAGAATTCATCATTGCATCTTGAATTCTTGCATGTGATAGCGTACCTGCAGTCATATTTGCTGCACCATAAGCATCTGCATTATCTTCAAATGTAGCACCATCAAAAGCAAGATACCAGTAGCGTGGACATTCTCCATGGCTATAGGCAATTGTTGATGGAGCAAATGTCTTCTTTGTCTGGAACTTTGGACCACGATTAATTATGTAGCCAGATTTGATCTTTTCAATCAATGCATCTGAATCAATTATCGTATTCTTCTTTGAAACACTTTTAAGCATAACTTGCTGTAGTAAACTCTTCGTCATCATATCCCCTTGTTTTATATAAGTATAGCAGGTTTAGCGCATTATGTATTTAAGTGCTGATACCAGGTTGTTAACTGCTTCTGCAGCAGTGTAATAAATGTTCTTCTTTGCTCTATTATTCTTGTCAACATTTGCCATCCATGTAGCCTTTAGAGCCAACTTTCCTGCAATTGCCTGAAGCCTTACAATCTCAATGCTTGCTACTGGAGCAGGAATGTCTGGCTTAATGATTAACTTAGCAATCATTGTTAAGGCTGTATTGAGTTCTTCATCTTCCATAAACTCAGCAATCTCTGCCAAACCATTAATCATCTCTAGCGTTGTTTGTCCTGTACCTTCTGTCATATTATTCTCCTTCTATTAACTGTTCTAGTAATTCTAACTCTATTATAGCCAGACGTACCTTCTTTGTACCCTCGCCTAGCACAATAACCAAGGCTGGATCCATACTCTTCTTAAGAGCATCTGTAACTGCCTTAGCCCACACATCCTGATTAAGAGTAAATGATTTAGAGCATTCTTTAAAATCTAGGACAAAGTTATGCCAAGAAGCATCACCCTTAGTGTTGTTTCTACCAGAGTTTTTGTGCTGCTTGGCACCAATCCTTTTAGACTCTCCTCTTTCACTCATTCTACAAAGTCTGCCTTCTTTTTCTTTTGTGGGATAAGGTTAACTTTAGATACGTGTTTTGACTCACACATCCAAGTTGCATCTCCACTATCTGTCCACAATCTAAGAGATTTAACTTCTTCACCACATTTTTTGCAAGGAAACTTCCCAGGATATACGCTAAAGTCTTTAGCCATTGGTTAACTTGTCTTTTAACTGTTGCTGTAAGTCAAGATCTTCCCTGACACGATTAATAAAGCCATCTCTACCTTGAACCTTTGTGCCATCATCTAGTTGATACCATGCACCAGTTCTATTTACAAGTCCTGCTGCTTCTGCTGTATCTACAAGATCACCAATAGAGTCAATGCCAATGTCATCTCCTCTAAAATAAAAGTCATACTCGCCTGATTGGAAACCTGGAGAAGTCTTAGAGAACTGCAGTTCCCAACGAATCTTTCTACCAATCTTTTCTTCAATCAACTTATCGCCAATCTTAATCTTACCTTTGATGGCTTGATTATCAGACTCTGATGAGAACAGTTTAATTACTGTTGACGAGTAAAATTTTGTAGCCTGCCCACCTGTTGGTTGCTGGCTTGTGTACATTGCATTAATGTTATTGCGAGACTGTGAAATTAAAACAAATAGCGTAGGCTTAACTTTGTTGTTAGCATAGTTAATCATCTTCCAAGCATTTGAGAAGTCACGAGATTCTGCACCAATCTGCTTAGTATTTTCTAGTTGCTTTAGTTCATCTGAATCTTTTTCAAAGTAAATTGCTGGAAGTAATGAGGTAATTGAGTCAACTACAACAATATCTACACCAGCATTGATTAGGTTAGTGCCTACATCAACCATCTCATTAATTGTACGAGCCTGAGAATAAATTAGTTTAGATGAGTCAACACCAAGACGCTCTGCCCATTTTGGATCATAAGACATTTCTGCATCAATCCATGCACAGATCTTTCCTTCTTTCTGTGCTAAGCCAATCATCTGAAGGCATAGAGAAGACTTTGCAGATGACTTAGAACCCCAGATGAGTACTTGACGACCATAAGGTAGCCCACCTGCTAATGCACGGTTTAAACCAAAACTAGGTGTTTCTGCATACTCTGTTGGAGGAACTGAGTCTCCAATCATAATAGTCTTACGCAACTTAGGGTTAAGTTGTGCTAATACTTCTTCCATTGTTACTGACATTAGAATCGTACCCCGTGCTTTTCTGGACGGGTCTTATTGAAATCAACCTTTTCTGCAAGCATAGCATCAAGAGACAATCGTGTATATCCAGCCTCTACCATTCCTGTGTATAGATCTAGTGTTCGAATAATAATATCTGCAAACTCTTTGGTGATTTCTTCTTCACCCTTATCTTTACGAACAGCCTCCATTACCTCAGTTACTTCTGAGACAATCATCATGCACTGCTTTGCAATAAAGATATCGATACAACAAACATTTCTTCTTCTGTAAATGGTAACTGTCTATAGTTTAAGAACTTTACCAATGCGTGTGGAGATGTTTTAATCTCTTCAATAGGGATTGCCGAAACAATTCTATTATCTGTTGCAAGCAAAAGGTAAGTCTTGCCTGGCTCAATAGTTGTTTGCTCTTCATCAAAGATACCAATAGATCCAGTCTTATCAAGAACCTCTACTCTTGACCATCCAGTACCACGTTTGATAGATTTAACCATACCCATTAGTATGAATGAACCTTTTTCTTCAAAGTCACAAACCTCTTGAATAAAAGCATGATAGTGAGAAGGAACTGTAATATTAAACTCTGGAAGGTTTAGATAATCGTACAGGTTTTCTTTAATCTCTTGTTCATTACGTGGGTTATCAGAGAAGTTGGCTGCACCAATTACTCTAAGTGCTTGAAGTGCACGACTATTTACTCCATTGCCCTTTGTAAAGGTAAACTCTTCAAGTTCTTTATAGGACTTAAACGGTCTAGCAGCAATATACTTCTCAGCAATATTATCTGATATGTATTTAATTCCAGTTAAACCAAATCGTATTCCCTTGCCTTCAATCTTAAAATCAGCATCTGAGTCATTAATATGTGGCAATTTAACTGGGATACCCATACGCTTTGCCTCAATTAGATACTCAGTTCTACCATCTTTATCTTTTTCATTCTTGAGTAGTGCAAACATAAACTCAAGAGGATAGTGATACTTTAACCACGCCGTCCAATACGAGACAGTACTGTAAGCAACGGCATGTGATTTGTTGAACGAATACCCAGCATGTGCTTCAAAATCATGCCAAAGATCCAAAGCATTATTAGGGGAGATAAACTTAGAAGCACCAGAAACGAAACGATCTTTGAACTCATCAAACTCTTTAGCATCTTTTTTCTTTCCAATGATCTTTCTAACTTTATCTGCTTCCGACATGGACATACCGCCAAGGTGTACGCATGTCTGCATAACTTGTTCCTGGTAAAGAACGCAACCATAAGTGTCTCCTGTAAATTCTTTCATAATTTGATGGGTATAAGATACATTTTGCTTACCGTGTTTACGAGCAATATAATCTTTACCAATAGTATTCATAGCGCCTGGACGCACAAGAGCATTTGATGCTGCAAGTTCGTCAAGATTTTTTACACCCATCTTAATCAAAAGATTTGTGTATGGTGTTGCTTCGCACTGGAATACACCCTTTGTGTATCCACTGGAAAGCATTTCATATACATTAGCATCATCAAGATCAATCTCTAAAAGATTAATATCTTTAAAGTGATTTTTCTTAATCATGTCAACTGTATCTTTGATTACACTAAGAGTCTTTAGACCAAGTGCATCAATCTTAATTAGGCCAATTCTTTCAGCCTCTTCCATATCTACACCAACAACAGGAATTCTATCTGAACTACCTGTAGCAGAGCGTGTTTCCATTGGTGCGTGTCTAAAGATAGGTTCCTTAGATGTAACAACACCAGCAGCGTGGATACCTGTTCCACGAATACGGCCACGAAGTTTGTCTCCGTATATTTCTACTTCTGGATACTTTTCTCTAAACCAAGCAGTTGTTCGTGAAGAACAATACTCATCCCAAGTATCAACAAGTTTAAGAACCTTGTTAACATCTGTTAGTGGAATATCTAATACTCGTGCAACATCTCGTACAACACCCTTATCTTTAAACTGCAAGAATGTAGCAATAGATGCAACGTGTCTGTACTGTCTAACAAGATAATCTTTTACTTCTTCACGACGTGAGTCCTGAATATCTGTATCGATATCAGGAAAGTCATTACGGTCTGGATTAATAAATCGGAAGAACAGTAGTCCATACTTAAGTGGATCAATGTCTGTAATTCCAAGTGAGTAGCAAAGCAATGACCCAGCAGCAGATCCACGTCCAGGACCAACCATGATGCCCTCTTTCTTTGCCCATGCAATCATACTCTGCACAACAAGGAAGTAAGGTCCAAAGTTCTTTGCCTTAATGATTTCTAGTTCTTCATCCAGACGGTCAAGGTATTCTTGACTAGTGTCCAAACCACGAGCCTTCAAACCTTCAAGCGCTAAAGACTTAAGTTCTTTATCTGGGTTCTTATACTGTACTGGTAGTAGGTTTAGTCCGTCTTTAATGTCATAATCTTCAATCTTATCTGCAATGGCTATAGAGTTGATATACATATCTTCTCTTACTATACCCTGCGATTCCATGGCAACTTTCATCTCATCATAAGACAATAGATGAATATCAAACTTGTTAAATGACATTTGTCGATCTTCGCCATATAGGTAGTCAAGGCGCTTCATCATATCATCATGCTTAGCAGCCTTATCATATGTAACACCCTTTTGAACCTTAGCATGTGAGTTCATAAGAAGTTTAAACTCTTGAATTTCTTTTTGTGAAGAGTCAACATGATGGCAGTCTGGAGTTACAACTGTTTGAACTTTAAATTCATCAGCAAGATCAGCAAGTTGTTTGTTTACTTCTGCACCATTATGAGGCATAAGTTCCATATAAAAGTCATCCTTGAATACTCTCTTAAACCATTCAATATGCTTCTTGGCTTGAGCATACTCTCCATGCTCTAATGCCTTTGCAATGATACCGCTTAAACATCCAGATAAAACAATAATGCCTTCGCTATACTTCTCAAGAACCTCAAAGTCAAAGCGTGGCTTACTGAAATATCCTTCAGTCCAAGCGATCTCATTTATCTTGTTTAGATTTTCTAAACCAAGTTGGTTCTTAGCGAGAAGGATAATGTGGTTATAGACCATATCAGTTGGCTCAGTGCGTTCTGCCTTTGCCCTCTTATCAAATCTATCAGCACAAAAATATCCTTCTACGCCAAGAATAGGCTTTACACCTTTTGCTTTTGCAATGCGGTACAGTTCCCGATGCCCAGATAAAGTTCCGTGATCTGTGATAGCCAATGCTGACATACCAAGTTCAACTGCTCGGTCAATATATTCTTCTGGAGTAGCAACACCATCAAATAATGAATAGTGTGTGTGTACGTGTAAGCCTACGTAATTCATCTACTACCAGTCGATGTTGGTAGCAGAAGAAGTAGATGGACCGTCAAAGCCCAAATAGAATGCTTCTTGTTCAGCATAAGGAATGTTTCTTAATGCCAACTCAAGAGGATAAGGCTTTACTTCAGCCCAATCAAATGGCTCCTTGTCTGGAGCGCCTGGAATAATTGTGTAAGAGGTTTCAGTTCCCTGACCATTACGCTTTACTTTCCATAGTACGTTTGAGATGCTTCCTGTTTCAAGAGCATACTCACGAATTGTATTAAATGCAGACTGCTTGCTAACACCCATTGACCAAATAGCCACATAAGGTGCTTCAATTCCATCATCTACAAGTACATTGCAATAGAAACGAAGACGGCCTCTCCAGCCAGCCTTTGGATCCTTGCGATGCATCTCTTCAGCCCAGTCACGGCCTTCTGATTCCATTGTGTCTACAGCCTTACGCTTATAGTCCTTTGGATTTGTGTGTTCTTTAACAACTAGAGCAAGACCACGTTCTGCATTATAATTTGCAGAGTCTTCATCTAGTTCTTCAATGAAACGAATCTTTACTGACTGTCCGTCAGCAAGTTTTAGCCACTTCACCTTTGGTGAATTTTCGTCATACTTTGGCTTGTCGAGCAGGGCATTAATGTTTTTGAGTCCCTTTACTACGCTCATATATTCTCCTTTGTTTGTTATCTTTTATTTTAGCATAGCAGTGATTGAATTGTCAAACGAGAACTCAAGTTCTTTAATTGACTGATCATCCATATCACCTATGTCTTTGTATTTTTTATCTAGATTAACAACAGTAACCATTGATCCAAGTTTTTCAATTAACTTTTCTGCCATGATAACTCCTGCTTCATCATTATCTGCAATAAGCACAACATTATTGAAGTACTTTTCTAATAGTCTGATTTGAGATACAGACACATTAGCACCCAGAGTAGCAACTGCTGGGAAACCTACTTGGTCTAAACGGATAGCATCAAAGGATGACTCTACAACATAGACTGTATTAGAGGCCTTGATTCTATTTAGGTTAAACAGGATCTTACTCTTAGGTAGTCCTGGAGTATTCTTAAACTCTTTACCCTCAACTGTTCTAGCAACAAAACCTAAACACATTCCTTCATGATTATGCATTGGAACAATTACTGAATCCTGATTTTCTGAATAGCCCAAACTAAACTTAATCATAGACTCTTTAGTTATTTTACGACCTTCATAATATCTAACTGCTCTTGGAGATTCCATGGCTTGATTATGAAGTCTTTTAATAAGCAACTCATCATAAGGAACAAAATCTGGTGGACTGTAAAGTGTTTTATTGATTACGGATGTAAGATCAGTTTCTTGACCTTTACTCTTGATATATCTAATTGCTTCAAAGTATGTTCGTCCAGATATAGTCATAACAAACTCATCTAAACCTTTTGTAACTTGGCATCCAAAGCAAAAGAATCTACCAAACTCTTTAGATATTTCTCCTGCTGGTGTTCTTGTATTATTGTGATAAGGACAGTAGACGATTAATTCATTACCAAACTCTGCTTCTACATCTACGCCGATTCCGTTGAGTACTCTTCTGATTTGCTCTTCTGTATAGATATCGCCTTGTGTTCGTCTATTCCTGCTATCCATTCACTTTTCCTTTTTCCTACATATATTCCGTACACTGTTAGTTCAAACTCAAATATTTGCTTCTTCTCATTATATTGTACCGTAAAATCGGGATCTATGTCAAATCTTGGCACATATCCTTTTTCTCGCATCTGCGCTACCACAAGCCATATATACTCATTCTTAAGTCTAGGCATATGGGCTTCATCATAAATGTTTCCACTTATGCCAAAGTTTTTAATTGGCTTATGATGATACACATTCTATTATACTACTTGTCTTCATAATCTTTATAGCGATAGTATCCCTTATCAAAGTCTACCTGCACTAAAAAGTCACCCATGAATCCATTACGATTCTTTCTAAAAACGCACTCAATAATATCACTATTTGTTGCACGACCTAAAGCCATAACCCAGTCAGCATCATAAGCAATCTGTCTTGACCATGCAGTTTGACCAAGAGTAGGAGCACTGCTAAGATCCTTTACATCATCTGGTGTTGCAGATGAAATAGCGATAATAGGTACTTCTTCACCAATGGACATTAGTTTAAGTTCTCTTGAGAGGTTCTTCATTCGTACCGTCTCAGAATCAGCCTTTTGGTTTGGACTCATTAACTGCAGATAGTCTACAACAACAAAGTCTGGCTTGTACTGATCAATCTTTCCACGAATTACTGAAGGAGTTACTTCTCCACCAGAGTCATTAGAAATGATATGGAATTCTGGTCTACCTGCAACCTTGTTCTCGTGCCACTTCTTAAGCATATCAATCTCTATCTCACCATTAGATAGTTTACGATGTGACCACAAGCCCTCGCCCATAATTGCAAAGATTCGGTTACGAACTTCTGTCTCAGACATTTCAAGGCTAATAATCAAAGGAGACTTGCCCTGCTTCCATGCCTGAACAGCAAAGTATAAAGCCATCCACGACTTACCAATACCAGGATAGGCTAAGAATACTCCTAGTTGACCTGGCATAATTCCAGAAGGTAGATAGTTGTCAAACCCTGGAAGATTAGTTTTAATGCCAACCTGACCAGTCTCTTTCATCTTTTGAACATTCTCATAGTACGCTACTGCTGAATCTAAATCTGTAGCATCAATATCACGGATAGCAGATGTATTCTTCTTTAACTCTGAAGTCTTAGTAATTAGTTCATCTAGTGCCTTTGTACCCTCGCCGCCTTGTACTTCTCCCGCAGCAGATCGAAGAATATCCTTGAGGCTGTCATTTAGGTATTCTGTCTGCAACTCTTCTAGATGATGTTTTGTAGCACCAACACCATCAACTGGCTGGAAGTCTCTAAACTTTTCTACAACAAGTGAGGCTGGTGGAACAGTACCATTGTTGTCAAAGTATAGGCGTATAAAGTTCCAAACATCTGTATGCGTTCTAAGAAGGTTCTCAACATTTGCCTGCAACAAAACATGCATCTGCTTGTCTTGTAATAGTGCTGAGATTACTCTTGCCTCTGTATTATTCACTAAGCCACTTCCTCGCTAACGCCCTGCGCTCTTTGCGCTCTTCTAAATCTGATAGATAATCTTTCTTTCCATTAAGAATCTTTTCTGCATTGTATGCAAAATAATTCCAAGATGGTTCTTGTGCAACACTGAAGTAGTACTCAAGTAGTTCATAGCATTGAACAATGCCATATGACTCTACTAAAGCATCAGAAGCCCACTGCTCAACATTTAGATTAAGAGATGGCTTTTGCTCATACTTGGCAGTATGCAGTTTGCTATACCTACTGAGCAAAGCCATTCGGTCTTTGCGATCAGCCATGTTTAACCTTCAGCAGCCTCTTCTTGTGCTTCTTTAATCTTCTCTGTAAGTTTATCTTCTACAAACTTATAGACACGTTCAAATGCCTGGTCTGTAGTTTCACCCTCACGCTTACCATCAACGATACCCAGATCAAGTCTCAGTGACTGGAAGTTACCCAGATTGAGAGTGTATCCAAGCGTTACGTTTACCTTTGTTGAATCGTTTTCCATTACCCCACCCATTTCATAGTTTTAAATACTTTCAGACCAAACTGGAATAAATCTTCCATCTTCAGTCTTCGTATATGTAAGTATACCGTCTCCCATGCGCCGTGTCAATTCTTGGTTAGTAGGAGTCATATTGTTTGTTATTAAACCATCTTTTCTTGGTTGCCCAATATGTATACTTGCAAGTATAGCACGGATATCTCTAACGTGATCTTCTGAGTAATAAGCCCTAATTTGAAAACCAGTTTTTCCACCAATGCTTGAACCAACTGGAGGAGGTATGACTCCTCGTTTAATTAAACTTGGCATATACTTGCGATGCCTATTGACAAGTATTGCAGTTTCTGCTATAGTGTATGCCCTTTGTCTATTTTTTCTAAAGTCAGAACGAAGACATGTTTCAATTCTATCTTTGTTAATATTATAAACAGTTACCATTCCAGTAGAACGTGAACTGTGATACAGCCTTACGAGATCCCCGTTTAAAAACCAGACCTTCTGGTTTCCTTTTATTACAGGCTCGTTATTGTATTGCTGGCTCTGGATTTTTCCTTTTGCAGTATCCATCGACCTTGCTCACTTTCTGAAGGCGGGTGAAAAAAAGTACGTGAGCCACATAGCACACAAAAAGTTTCTAAATGCTCACTAGTTGTATATTGTCTATCAACAAACATACGACCTTTGCATTTCTTGCAAATAATCATAACCCACCTTGTTTAGTTTGGAATACCAATAACAATCAAATTTACTGCAAGGGAGAGATCTCCAGATGCACCAAATCTAACAATGCCTTCTACTCTTGATGTAGTAACTGTCTTTAAAATAACATTTACATTTTGTCCAGCAGGAGTGTTTCCGATATTGACTGCAGTTGCAGTTACTATTGGTTGATACTTAAAATCGCTTGGAAAATCATAAGCGAATGTTTTTTCGGATGATGCTGTCACTGTACTGTTATTTGCTACTTCAACATAGCCACCGATCATACGAGCCTCGGATGTTTTAATGCTTTGTTTTCCTGCACTAATAGTGTCTACAGTTGTATAGTTATAGGTTGCAGAAGATACCTGTGTTGACAGGTCATTAATTGCATTAGCCAACTGGTAAACGTATGTAACGTCTAGGGGTTGACCTCGTTCTGGAAGCGGTACTTTAGCCATATATATCCATTATATCACTAGATGGTCTCATTTAGCAACCTATAAACCTTTAAGAATGGTGTTCCTGCTGCTAAAGGAACTCCGTCCCCTCTTGTTATTGGATATCCTTTTAAGAATATTTCAATACTAAGTCTGTTAGGGGCAGATGCTTGAACGACACCATTTATTGTGTAAATAGATTGATGTGGAAAAGAAATATTTGTTCCTTCAATTCTTTGTTTATACAACCAGTCACCACCATCATTTCTGTCCCAACGAACCCAAATGTCATACTCTTTTGCTTTTTGAATTACAGAATTTCTTTTATATGTTCCTAATGGACTAACGGCTACAGAGGCAACATTTCCACTATCTTTATAATAACTAAATGTATTTGCAGTAACTGCGGATAGTTCATATGTTCCATTAAACGTAGCGTCTACTCCAGATACGGTAACCCAATCACCAACCTTCATGTAGTGTGCTCCAGAAGTTGTCAGTGTAGCAATGTCTGTATTAAGAGCCTTATTATTAATTTCTTGAATAGTTACGGTATCTTTTAAAACAGTTACTGAGTCCCAAGTTATACTTGCAACTTGATTAGCAGATGCAAACTTAATGGACCCTGGAACATATTTATACTGTGGCTTAACAAGGTATAAAGGTGACCAATGTGATACACGGTTTTTATCTTCTGATATAACTCTGTATCTTAGGCTATACCCTTCAGTTTCGCTGCTTATCGGAGGAAGTTCATTGACAGGAATCTTAGCCTTTTTAATTCCAGGATCGACAGCCATTATGTAACACCAATTGAGAATCTAAATTCTACATAGTTACTTGTATTGGGAGACTTAACTACTGTCTCTGCATCAGCATTCTGAATGATTGAATATCCCGTTAGTCCATAGATTGGATTAACCGTTGCAATATTCTCAAGTCTAATAGCATCAAGACCAATATAGTAATCTTCTGAAGGCACACCTGCATCTATAACACAAGCGTAGATTTTTACGACAGTAACAGCATTCCATGTAAAGTTTGCTGTTGTGTAAAGTTCTTGAAGTTGCTTTGATACAACAAAATATCTATTGGTTGTAAAGTCATATTCTCCAGCACCTACACCATTTGTTAATTCTGCTTCAAACCTTGCAAATTCTCCAGTACCTGCATCTGTAGAAGAAAAATCAACAAGAATTCTAACTGTATCTGGAACTGAGACAGAATCTCCATCTTTACTAATTAAAGAAAATGCTAATCTAAGTTCATCAATTGGAGAGTTTCTTGTAAAGTCTACATTTGCTCCAGTTAAATGTATATGGTTTGATCCAGCCTCAACAACAAAATGATCTTGCGTTGGGCCACTGTCTTCGCTTATTGTAAGATCTGCATCATCACCTTGCATTAAAATTGTATTATTTAAGAATCTACATCTTTCATATCTGTCTGCACGAGATGGTTTATAAAAAATAGCGTTATCTGCATTTGTTTGAAATACAGGATCTGCAATGGCAATAATATTATTATCTTCTGGATCATCAAGTGGGGCAGAAACAGTATCAATTGCAGTTGCTGCTACGGCTGTGTGATGTTGCCAGTTCTCACCAGTTGTAAATGCAAACACAGTCTTGCTATCATATGCTCCTGCAGATGGATTAGAACCTGCTGAATAAATACCAACTTCGCTAATCTCATATCTTTCTTCTGTTGGAAGTTCTGCTGTTAGGACTATCTTTGATACTCCTTCTTCATTTACAAATCCCCTGGAAGAAATGGGAATGCGAAACATCTCAAAGTCTAGGTTTTGTTTTGTAGAGAAGTTTGCTGGAGTATCTCCAGTAGCCAATGGGGTAGGCCCACAGCCGATTGCAAGGTATGAGGCATATGCTGGAGCCTGTCCAAGCAGGTATTTGCCAATAATAGACTTGCCAGTATTAGTAATCATGATTCGCTCCCAGTTAAATCTGCTTCATATATTGTACCACTTAGAGTGATTTCTATCTCAATTTGCTCATCAGTCTCAAGATTAATAGCATCAACAACCATATTGCCAGTAAGGGGGTCAATATAGACATTTGATCCAAAAGGGCCATTACCAACATTTGGAGTCTTGTTTTCTAGTTTGATAGCAAAGTTAGAAAAATACTTATCTGATGTAGACTGAACACTTAAAATATTGTTTGGGTTATACTGCTGTTGTAAAGATGTTAAATTTTTAATTGGTTGATAGGATATATCTTGACCATTAATAATATCATTTCTAGCAATATTAATTAATTCGTGGCCACCAATATCTTCAAATATAAGGTCACTCATAACCTCAATTGGAACTTGTTCATCATTAAATAAAACTGTATCTATAGGGGCTGTTTTTACTGGTGGAGCAGGAGGTGCCTGAACTACAGGAGAAACTGTTGCTGGTGTTGCGGGAGTTGGAGTTGGAGTAGTTGTTGTAGTAGTTGTTGTACTGCCACCATAATAGGTAGTGCCAGTGCTAGATGGTGTGACTACAGTTGTTGTTGCTGGTTTTAATGGTGTATTAGCAATTCTAGTTTCTTTAACTCTTTCTAAACGAGCATCCTTAAAAGCCTGATATGCTTCAGGATTTTTCATAATAGAACTCATATTACTATAGTCACCAGTAGCACCCTGTGCTGCTGCAACCGCTACCTGTGTTTTTAGTACATTGGCAAGATTTGCTTCTGCTTTTGCTTTTAATTCTTCTGCTTTTTTAAGCATTGCTTGATCTGCAGCACGTTGATTTTCACGTTTAGTTTCTGCTGCTTGTGCTGCTGCCAATTTTGCCTTAGTCATTCCGCCATCATCATAAGCACCCATACTACACCTCGCTTAAATATATTGTCATGTTTGGTCCATTGTTATTTCTTGTATAGTCTATATTATAGACCACAAACCTTGAAGCAGAAGGTGTTACAAGATCCAAACCATCGCTATTTTTATAGTTAACTGTAACAATATCTCCAAGTTGCAATGTTGGGATTGAGAATAGGTTTACTCCAATAGACTTTTTTGGATGCATAACCTTATTAATAATCCATCCCATAAGGGCTTCTGCATCATCTTGGGTTTGAATATAAATACTGTCAATGGCAAACTCATTCTTGCCATAGATCATTCTACTTTGTCTAATCTCATCATACTTAGACTTTTCTACTAAAGGTGAAAATGCCAGTGCGCTACCTTTGAATTCTGGGTCTGATAGATTACCACGCTTTTGGAAGTATTCGTCTACAGTTAGTTCGTGTGTCGTATCTTGTGTAAATGTTATACCCTGAATTCTTAGGAAGTTACCGCTAGTCTCATCAAGGTTAAGCCATGAATCAGTTGAATTAAATATAAGGAACTCTGCGCCATAAGAATCTGCCTGGAATCCAGAAGTGGTATAACCCTTAATTCTATTAAAAGTAGGAGATAGTTGTGCGTAAAGTGCTGGGTATGCACGGTCATACTTAATATCAAAGTATGCTGCTTCTCGCATAATGGTTCCAAATTCTTCAAAATAAAGATTATATTTAGGAGGCTCTTGAGCACTAATTCCAGATAGATAGGTTGACTGAACCATTCCACTCATTGCATACTTTCTAAATGACTCGCTGGCATCAATTTGAGTATCACCAAAAGCCTTGGAAAGAGTTTCTCCTACAGTAAACACGCTGTTCTGAGAATAGTTTTCTGATAAAGCATAGATGTTTTCAAACACCTCCCCAAAGTTTTACTGGAATGGCCTTATCTGATGATGATTCTTTTTTAATCTTATAGAACATAATATTATTAATTGAAAGTTCAGCCTCATTTTTAGTATTTAACTTAAGGTATGAGTTAATGTTATCCTCTGTAAGAGCAACGATTTCAAAGTAGTATCCATTATTTGTTTCTGGATTAAGCAAGACTGCAACTCCACCCGAACCTCCACCAATATTCACATTTTGATTTGGCTGAGTTCCTGGAGCCTGGAAATACGTAGTACTACCAATTGGGGTTTGTGTTCTTGTGGTACTATTTTCAATCTTACCAACAATACGAAGTCTTGTTCCAAAGTGCTTGTATGCATTATTTAAATTTTTATATACATAAGAAACAAAGTTTAATGGAGTCTCAGTTGTTTTAAAAGATGGGCCATTCATTACAAGTGCTGATGATTGAATAGTTCCAGCCTCTGTTGATTTTAAATTATTTACAGCAGTTTCTGTCAAATAATTTGTTGCCATAAAGTTCTTTATAATACCGTTTCTTGTTGTTTGTTTTGCTGTTGCACTGTTAACCCCTGCTGCCCCGACTGTAGTTGCTGGCAGAGTAACATCTGAATCTAGTTGTGTGGTAAATAGATATTGAGATTGCATATCGCATCCACGAACATAATCATTATTAGACCAGTACGGATCGATTCCAGCAGTATGTGAGGTTATCTTAGTCCCAAACTGTGCACGGCCATGCTCAACCACTGCACCGTTTTGCATTCTGGTAATTCCGTCTACTGTTTCATAATATGGCAAAGCATATATTCTAATTAAACCAGTAGGATAGATCTTGCCATTAAAAGGAAGTGATGCAAAGTATTTCTGATACTCTTGGTTGCTTGATATCCAAACATTGCCAGTTCCAGTGATATTAAATTGGGCGGCATCAAACTTAATGACCTCTCCATTTGAATAAACATATCCTTGGTATCTTGTTAGCCAGTATACGTTCTCTCCAAGATCAATAACATTATTGGTCATAGCATTTTGTACTACTACTGGAGGAGTGTTTAAAACATTTGAGTTAATAGGTATTGCGGATAGGCTATATGCCGATTGTTTTGCTGCTACTTCGTTAATTGTCTTAAGGTTTTCAGTACCTGCCGATTCCCACAAAAGGGATGGCTTGTATACCCAAGTTTTATCACGGTCAAGTTTGTGTGCATCACGGATAACTCCGTATGATCTTTGAATGTATCTAGCAGTATAGTTAATCTTTCCATCGTTATAAATTTTATTATCTTGTGATGCAATAGAGATAATATTTGGTAGATTTCCAGATGTAGCATTTTCAATTACGCCTGAGTCTGTTTGATTATTTGATCCGCTTATCACAAAGTCTGTAGATCTTTGTGCTGCTGTTGGCATCATATAGTCTTTGCTCATTACTACAAAGTTATTGTATTCATCAAAAAACATTGCTGTTTGTGTAGCAAGTGCAAGTTGATTTAAAACCTGTGCAACGTTTTGATCTGGCGCTATAAAGAAAAATGGAATAATTGGATCGGACTCATTTGCAACTCTTTTAAAAGTATAATTACTTACTCCGATATAATCAAGAAGTAGCGTTATGGCATAACTTAATGAGGTCTGTGTTGTAAGAAGTCTAGGGGCTGGCATAGACTCTAGGAAAAAGAAAAAGTCTCTAAGGCTAATGGATATGGTTCCAGCAGTTATATCTGCTTGTGGAAATCCCTCTGAGTATAATGTCTTTATTGGAATGAAATAATCAAACCCATCAACATCAAGAACTGTTTCATAAAAATTAAACTTAATGTTTTTTCTTATATATTTAGATATAATGCTTGTGGTATTTTCTTCATTAAAGGCTTGATCATCATCAAACACAGTTAGAGATCCATTTGAGGCAAGTAGTTGACCAACTGGAAGAGACGTAACTCCAATATCTGAAAGTGTTTTTGTAATCTTAAAATCAATAACTTTGTCTGAAATATCTACAACTAGTCTAGGTGACATTTCAATTAAATCAAATGTTGAATCAAACTTGTTCATCGTGTCAACAACGATTCTAATGCCACGAATATATTCAAATTCTCTATATGTTGTTCCACCTACGACGGTATCTGTAAAAGAGTCTGGAGATGTAAGATCAGTTACAAACCCTGAGTTATTAGTAATTGATTCAGAACCAAGAGTCCACCCATATTCTGGGGTAAATGTTTCGTACTCTCCGTCTATCCAGATATAAAATGTTCCTCTGGTATTACCAGTTTCTACTACTAGATATGCATAACCTTGAATAGATGTATCTGGTAGCAATGTTGCTGATGAATACCGCTCAGCAAAAATAAAAGATGATCTGTAGTCTTCTGGAATAATAAGGCCATACTCAAGTTCAACATATCCATTAGAACCAATGATTGGGGTTCCATCTTGACGAGTATCATTTTCAGTAAAGTTGTAGGCATCTGACCAGTTGTTTCCTTTAAGATATTGAATCTTCCATCTTGTTGGGGTTGTTTTGTTTGCAGCACCAAAGAATGGATCAGCAAACTCAGTTGAGCCATTTTTAAATGGTCCAAGATTAACGTCTCCCACATTTGTTTGCATTTTTACTACAAGTCTATTTGCGGGAACATTTTCTTTATAAACAACAAATGGTACAGCATCATCAATATAAAACAAAGAGTTAGATTTATTTTTTGCTATTCCACGCTCTACACTTGCTTCTGTTCTATAAGAAGTCCAGTATTTAAATTGATCATATCTAGAAGGCATATAGTATCTAGGGCGTTGAGCCATGCTTGCACCAGAGTTAGGCAAGAACTTGTTGTTAAAATAAAGTGGTTTATTGATTCCAGATCTAGGTCTAAACGGCTTAAGACAATCTTCTAAAGAATAAATCATCTTCATTTTTTCATTGCTAGATGTAAAAGATTGTGGAACATCTGAATCATCAAACCCACCGTCCACTGTAATATCTGCATCAGTTGCACCAGTATAAAAGTTTCCAGTGTCAGAAATATCAAAAGTGTTTGGCAGATTAAGATATGTTGACCCAGCAGTTGTTGGTCGATATCTATAGTTGCCGAGTTTAAATATATTATCTGGCATGTTCATATTCCACTCAGCCAAAACCAATGACTGCAGTTGAACAGTTGATGAGGTTTCTAGATGAGTCTTTAGTGCTTCGTTAACAAACAACTTAGACCTCTTCCAGTGTTACCGATATATTCCAGAAATCAAAGTTGCTTCCACCACGTTTTACAACTGTATAGTTAAAGTCAGCAAAATAGACTTGCATGATTTGATTGTATTGCTGTAGATGACCATATGCTGCAGTATCTTTGCCAAAATTACTATACTTATCATATGATAGATACATCCAGAATGGTCCAGGATGGTTCTCATACCAATCCAAAATTTCTACTCCACCAGCACCACCATCTGAGGTATGTTCTTCATTAGCGACTCTCTTATATGGAGATGCACCTGTTGTGACATTAAAATCTGGGGGTAGATAAAAACCTCTTGATGGAAGATTATTCCAAGACAATGACATAGTTAACTTATCTGCAATATGATAAGACCTCATCCTACCATTGATAGTTCTTTGACGTTGTTCTATTCTTGTTGGATTAAACTGAAGTTCCCCTCGATTATCGTCAGACAAGATCATGAACTGGTCTAGAAGGGCTGCGTCAGCCCCCTCTGGGGCATCTGCGCCTATTTCATAGCCTGTTGGTACATAAAGACCATCCTGAAGAGTTCCAGCGTTCTCAGACCATAGGATGGCCTGTGGTCGTTGGTATCTGCGTCTTCCAGTTAGGTATGCGGCTGTAGCCATTATCTCTGTCCTCTAATTCTCTGGGAATCAATATATTTAATCTGACCAATAACGGCTCTTGCAATATCGTTAGAACTTGCATTAGATTCATTAACATTAATTCCTACATTATAATTATACATGGTGCTGGAGTTATCGCTTACAGTTGTTGACATATTATTTACGATAGGTGTTACCATAGATGAATTAACATTTGTATAGGTTGTTGGGGTCAAATCTTTAATCATAGAAGGATATTTAGAGTTATTCATATTTTCAAGCATTGGACCAAATCTCTTAGTTGCAGCCTTATTCATTACGAACTCTCCAGGAGTTAGCATTGCAGGTACGGTATCAGAGCCAACCTTGCCACCAACAGCCATATACTTAGGAACCATACCTCCATAATTCATTGGCATGATTTTGCCACCATACATCTTCTTCTGTGTGCTGCTTCCACCACCACTAGGACTACCTGATGATGTATATGTTGTATGAATATTATGGATTGTTCTTACTGTTGTATTTAGGGCAAGTATCTTATCTAGTACACCCTTTGCAACTCCCTCAGTTTTTACAAGTGCTTCTTTGTATGCACCTTGATCAAGTAAGGCTAGGTCTCTTGCAACCTTTGCATCAGCCCAGGCTTGCTTGTCTTGTTCGATAATGTCAAGATCAGCCTTTAGTTTATCCTGTGTAGCCTTTAATAATCCTTCAGCCTTTGTTAATGCTGCTTGTGCAGGAACAAGTCTATCTTGTTGAATCTTATAAATTTTATCTTCTTCTACACGAATTGCAGTTTCTGCAGCAAGTCTTGCTACGTTAAGTGGTGCAATTTGTTTTGCTTCAATATCTGCAATTGATTGCTCAAGAACCTTGCGCTGTTGCTGTAATGCAAAACTTTGCTGAGATATCTGGAACTGACGTTCTTCAATCTGTGCCCTTGTCATTCCACCAGATGTTACTCCAGATAGTTCTGCAGCACGAGCAGCGTCAAGAACTCCAGACTGTCTTCCTTGTGCATTTGCTGCTGCAGTTGCTCTCATCTCTTGCGCTGCAGCGGCTGCTGCTGCTATATCACCACGAGACAGTGCATCTGCTAAACCTAATTGTTGTTTTTGCTGGTTGGCAATTTCAGAATTAATATCAGAAATTTTTGTAAGAGCGGCTGCTTGAGCATCATACTTTTCATTAATCTTAGATGTTTGTCTATCAATGAGAGA